AGCTACCCTATCTTTTCTATCTACATTGTTATTCCATAAACTCATAGTCATGGGATTTTCAAATTCCCCCTGGCTCTCATTAGTGCCTTTTATTGTGCACAAGTTATTTTGAGAGATCATTTGACCAAAATCATTTGTCATAGCATATAGATCAACATTAGCACACAAAGACATCATAGTTTTAGTAGTCTTTATCTGACCCTCTATTTCTTCCAACTTTACCTCTTTAGCTGCTTCGCTATCGTCTCCATATACTTCAGGTAAAGATGTTACAGGCAAGATCGGTGCGGTATTGTTAGCATCGTCTCTAGCACTTTGCATAGCCTCTTCTGTAGACAACGATGCTGCAAATAATGCCGCCTCTTTATCTATCTGACTAAAATACTGTTCCATCTTGTAAGCTTGTTTAGCCATACGAGGTAGAGGATGTGTCAATACAACTGACTTAGCATCAAAAAAATCACCACTTTTTGAAACCTTAAAAGGCTTCTTTACTACCATTTCCATAGGTTCGTCAATTATCATAAAACCTTCTCTCTTTCTATAATTTATTATGTCATCGTCAGGACAACTACTTATTACAACTATTTATTACTACTGAGGACTAAGCTGATCTCCAGCCATTTCAATATCAATAACACCATCTGCTGTCATAGGTATTTCAGGATCATTAGTCATACTCATATTTTTAAATGCTTCAGCAAAATCTTTCCCACTTACTCGTTGTGAAGCACTTATAGTATTACCTGATCCAGCGGCTTTCCAGTCAGCAACCAACTGGATATTATCTGTAGTTACGAAAATCTGAAACATTACTTTACTAAACATAGTCTCAGCATTTCTTGTATGAACAGCAGATGCACTACCTCCACCTAAAGAAGCTGCACGTACAGTAGTCTCACCATACCCACCAGTTCTTTTATAAGAATTAGGCACTAATCCTACAGTATCATTATTTACCTGAATAGCAGGTACACTTATTCCGTCATTAGCCATGATTATAGCTCCTATATTAGTAGTAACTACTACATCTTAATTATTATATATCAAAAGTTAGCTGAAGGACCGTATTGACCACCTCTAACTGAGTTACGATAGGTAGAACAGAATATACCGAAGCTTTTCTATTAGCAAGATCCAAAGTAACTGTAAGAGTATCTTCAATCAACTTCTCGGCTGTTCTGCCTTTTCTTATTAGGGCATCATCTTTAAGTATCGAAAGCAACCTCTTAAACGCAGCTTTAATAGATGCGGCATTTTGCATTGATCGACCATCAACTAGATTGCCATCAGTCAAACGAGATTGAGCAAACAAAGATTTAAGATTCAAGAACAAAAACTCTCGACATACGCTGGAAGTATCTACATATTCAAGGTACTTGAAACTAACATCATCATTACCTGCTGCATCTGTTTTATACGTAGTTACTATAGCTCCTGTAATAACGTCCGTAATAGGTCTATTAGGGCCTACCACACTAAACCCAGCCACGTTAAGCTCAGCCTGCTCTGCACCATCAAAAGTGCTTATAGAGTGCGTAACTGGGGTTGCATCAAGCGGAGTATTGAAATACGGAAGAGATGCTAGAGACCTACCTCCGAATTGATCGTTAAAAGCGTTTGTAATAACAACAGAACTTATAGATGCATTATCTGAAAGCCTTCTAGCTCTTATAGCCATAAATTCCGCCACAGTCCAGTCTGCCGGGTGCATCATCTCAGGACCATCTTTAGTTGGGGTTGTAGCTTTTGCTGCAAGAGCATTACCCATTACAACAAGAGACTGACTGTTTTCAGCTTCTACCAACGCCTTAGATAATGCTAGAGTATTAGATTCTCCCATAAATGCCACACCATCAAGAATCTCATTAGAACTATTGAATCGTGTATCTAAGAAGTCTACAACTTCATCAAGACTGTCTGAAAGGTCTGTAGGCCAAAGGATTCCTTGGTATCTAACTGTTCCTACCAAATCCATAACAGGAGATGTGGATACGTCAGGAGGTGTAGCACCGCCAGTTGCTCCTGTTATAACTACAGTAAGTCCTGCCGGTATACCTGATATTTCAACACCATAATCATTACCAATAGTACCTTTATCTGATGCAGTAACCGTTACTATACCATCTGGAGTCCCAGCAGTATCAGCAACAGCAAACGGTGCTACCAATCCTGTAAAGGCTGTAACAATAGCTGTTCCTGCTACGATATGTGTGTCTGTATCTGCTATCGCTATGCTCTTTTTATATAGTTTAGATGATAGCAAACTAAGATTTATAGTACCTGACTCAGTAGCTGTACCTGTAACCGTAATAACTATAGCCGCCGCAGTAGCTGAAACGTCCTCTTTGAGAGTAATTACATCAAGAACAGCTTTCACGTTATTGCCTGTTTGATTAGCCTCTAGCCATTTCTGCACCATAACCCTACAATACGACCCTGCCCCTAGCAAAGAGTCAAGTTCGTCTTGAGTATAGTCCTGAATACCTGTTACTAAAGTATTAGCTACTGCCCCTGGAGTTTGACATACTATCAAATCCTTGCGAGTACCTATATCAAGAGTTGAGTTAGCTGAAACTACCGATATATTCATATCTGGTTTGGATATATTGCCCATGATCTATATTCCTTAGTGAACATTATTCATTATTTTTAATCAGTTGACGATGTATAGTCTTTAACTTTTTTAACCTTTTCAGGTTTTTTCTCGATTACTTCTGTCATACATCCATCTATTTTTGACTCTATAAGCCTTTTACGCCAATACCGATCTTTAGGTGTTCCACCTACTTTATGGCAAGGCAATGAAACTATAGAGCCTGCTGTATACCCCCCTATACTAGCAGAAAGTTTGAACTGTTTCAAGATAAATCTTTTTGTTTTTATTTTTATTTTTTTATCAAATTTAGCCATGATAATCTCCATTAAGGTTAAATCTCTATTTCTTCTTCAAAAGAGGCTAAAGCCCCATCGTTATTAAACATCTTAGAGTCAACTATTATATCTCTAAATGACACATGTCGTCTATCATTATAACCCTGCTTGATAGTTATTCTATATGGTACCTGATAATCAAAACTATGTACATAATTATCATTATTCCAGAACGTAGGAGCATTCCCTACCTCAACTCCAGCAAAGGTTATAGCAGCATCATCATCTTCAAAAACAAAACCATACATAGCTTTTCTAATAGCAGGTCTTACTTCGCTGTATATCTTCTGCTGTTGAGCCTCTGCTGTTTGCTGTTTACTTGTTCCAGCTATAGCTAAGAAGGTCATCTCAGGTATATAAACTAAATTAAGTGGGTTCTGGGCCGTACATGCTGTTATCGCATCATTTACAGTGTCACGATCTTTGCTTGCATTTTCTGGGCCAAAAATTATAAATAACGTAGGTTTAGTATTTCTATGTTGTGCAAAAATATTTGTAGCCCTGGTATCATCAGCAGCTATAACTATTCTCTGTTCTGTAACAAAATTAAGGCCAGAAAATACTGTCCCGTTAGGTATCTGTGTGTCTTCAAGAGGTATTGTAAAAGTATCAACATCTACAATAGTAACCACAGAAAAACCTAAAGTTAAATTACGAGATTCTGTCATTGTGCCTAAAACCCCTATAACATCAGCATCTTGACTAATAGTTATAGTTGTTTTTGTAGCACTAAGGATCGTAAAATCACCATTATAGTTATCATCAGCAAAGCCTTTAAGAGTAGCAACATTCCCACCACCCTTATCTCCTGCACCGCTGGTCCTATCATGCTCAAAAGAACAAGTTAGAGTAGCTCTTTTAAGAAGTGCGTCATAAATTACAGAATCTATAGGAATGGTTATATCAGCTTTAGATACCACTACAACATCATCAACCTCTAATCCATGAGCCGCTGATATTACTGATATAGTAGACCCATCAACAGTAGCTACACCTACAACAGTATCTGAAAACTCATCAGTATACTGAGGAATTGTAGCCATTAACTGCACTTTTACTTGTTCTGGGGTTATACTCATCTATGTACTTTACCTAATTCTCTAGAAATCCCTCTTTGTATTGACTGTTCTATTTCTCTAGCTTTAGAAATAACTGCCGGTCTTAAATGAGGTCTAGGCTTTATTCTACCTTGTGGCGACCCTTCTTCTAAATAAGCGGCATAAGGAGCTATTTTTCTTCTCTCACCTATAATTAAACGAGTGGCACTTGAGACGTTAAAACTTAACGATCTAACTAAATCCCCTGATAAATTAGCAGGAGCTTCGCCTGGAGCTGATGCTTGATGCCTCTTGCCCCCTATATTGTAGATTCTACCAGTTTTAGGGGTACTTTTTATAAGACGCTTTACTTCCCTTTTTAACTCAGGGCCTACATCATGTAAACCCCTTCTAATACCTTCAGGGACATTAAAAGATGCTTTACTAATAACTAAAAAAGCAGTATTATCAACTATCTTGACGCCCATTAGAGCGTCCTAAAACCCGGACACGCAGGGAAACTATTACTTAACAAGAACGGTTCAGACCGTTTAGAACTAAAAGCCTTAGGAGATCCTGCACAATTATCCTGAGGGGTCTCCATCTGACCTAAACCTAATTCTATATCTGTATCTAAACAAGCAAGATATTTCTGAAGTGATGGACTATCTCTAGTTATAGGAACATCATCAAAAGCATTCTGAATTGCATGGGATGTTTCTAAAAACATTTGAGGGAGGATACATACAAGTTTACGCATGACCCAATAAAACTCAGTAGTTTCAGCTACAGACCTAATAATCTCGTCTTCAGTTAAAGGGTTCTCTGATG